TTAAACATACCAAGACCAAGTATGCCTATGTCTAGCCCACAAGGTATAAACTCCCTTCAAGGTAATTTACAACCTGACGTAGCTGATGTAGTGCCAAACGTTGGTACAGATATAGCAGACTATTTAACAGAAGAACTAGGTTTTGATCCCGCCACAGGAGGCACGGTCGACAAACCAAGTATTATACAACAACTTAACCAAGCTAACGCAAGTATAGCACTAGAATCAGAAGAGCCTGTTGAAGAAATGCAAGGACTTTTGAGTGCTCAAGGAGCTCTATCGGAGTTGCCAGAAAAAAAAGTATTAGATATATACCGTTCAGCTTTAGTAGATTACTATAAAGATGCTGGTCAAAACTATAAAGATTTAATTAAAACTCCAGATGAAGGTCTACCGTTTTTAGTCGCAGGTCTTAGTTTAATAGAATCAGGAGAAGCAGGCGACAACTGGCGCACAGCTTTAAGTAAATCAGTTGGTAAATACGCTGTCGCTAAAAAACAAGGGCAATCTAAATACGACGCTCAAATACAAGACATAGATATTAAAAATATGATGTCAGTTGACGCCACTATCGCAGATATAATAAAGAAAAATATTGACTATCAATTAAAAACTGGTTACGAAAGTAGGGCTGGGACACGTAAAGATTATGTTACTAAAATACCTGGACAAGCTAATTCTAACTTAGAATCTATGACTAGTCTAGAAGTTGCAAATTTTAAAGATCGTTACGGTGTAAATTCCATAATGGAATACGATGCAAATAACAGTGCTGCTTCAGGGAGCAATTTTACAATTACATATAACAACGGAGATAATTTCACAACTTGGATGAGTAATAGCGAAGCAGCAAAATACAGAGAATTAGTAAAAAATGGAGCAATAACTAATTTTGCAAAAGCTGGGGTTGAGACTAAATCTGACAGTATAGTAATAGGCTTTAAAGATAAAGGTTCCAAAGCTGGTTATACATATGTGCGTGGTAATCAAGACGACTATGTTAGATATGCAAATGATGAAAATTTAGATGTCGCTTCTTTTAAACCTGACGAGACTATTGAAGTTATTGATAGAACAAATGACATGTTAAAACCAATATCTATGAGAGAATATCTTAATAACATGGATAAATATACAGTATCAGGTGGTCTATCCGCCAATATATCTAATGGGGACTCAACTATTAGTATAGGTAAAAATACACTTCCTTTTAATGCTGGTCAAACTGCTGATGATGTTAATAAATTAATAAGAGAAACAAAAACAAATTTCGCTAATAGAAAATTTATGACTACTCGTATTTTTCAAACAGCAGACAATATTCTAGAAATTATGGACGGAATGGGACCAGACGTTGATCTGGCTTTTGACAACCCTGCAGGTAGACTTATTACTCCAGCTACAAAACTCGCTACTTCTTTAGCTTCTGTTGGTAGATTGTTTGAAAGTTCTACAGGCATGTTCGAAGGTACACCAATAAACAAATTTGAGTACCAAATAGTGGGCGAAGATGGTGTTGCAAGAAACGCTACTTATAACGAACTATTTAGACATGTACAACAAATGCCTGAGTTTGAAAAATTACTGAGCTCAACTACAGCTAATTGGATGAGTTCAACCAACGTTGAAAGAGAAAGAATTCAAGCAGGTCTGTTTGGACTAGCTATTCTTTCTGCTGGTTCTATGGGTGGAGAAGCTTCTACAGATATGCGTGCTATTAGTGATAAAGATTTAATAACACAATTTGAAAGAGTAGGTAGATTAGCAGCAAATGCAGATTCGGCAAGAGCTTTGATTACAGATTTAAAAAGAGACGTATTGTTACAAGAAAAATCCTACCTAGAAGCAGCATCAGAGAACGCTGCATCTGATTTTTATTCTTATCAAAAACGAGGAAAAAACGAGGAAACTGGATTTATGGAATGGCAAGGTGTAAATGCTTGGGATGCCACAAAAAGTAATGAACAAACTTTAGCTAGAATAAGAGAAATTGATGAGTTACTTGATGGTCTCGGTCCTGTTAGTCGAGCTTCTACTAGTCAAGTAGATTCTGATGGAATAAGAAGAACCCCTATCACTATTGAACCTACTCTGGTGAATGGAGTAAGTTATAACCCTGATGATATGTCTGGGTATAACTTAGGTTCAGGAGAAGTTACTTTTGCTCAATTGGTTGCTCATGCTAGAAACCTTCCAAAAGAAGAGAAAGCAACTTTAAACGTTGCTTTGAGAAATTATTTTAATAATGCAGGTACACCAGAATTGTATCGAGCATTTATAAATATGTATAACGGTAAATAAGATGGCACAAAATGATGTAGTAGATCTTGATCCTTTTATTCAAGAGCTGGAAAATAGTCAAATGATTGATACTCCTGAGCCTGTGGCAGATTTACCTTATCCGCAAGGAAGCCCTCGTGCAGATGTAAAAAACTTTTTAGTAGAAAAAATGGGCGTTAGTCCATCTTTATTAGACTTAATGGTTGGTCGACCTGGAGGTTTTAGAGACAGAGCAACAACTTTGGAAAGTGGTCCAATGCAAATAGGTAATATTCCGTTGCCAGGTGGAGTAAAACTAAGAGGCTTTGAAGAAGTATTTAATCCTACTGATGCTGGCACTTTAGCTGCAGAAAGAGCAGGTGTAAGTAGAGAAAATCCTGCTACTGAAATTGCAGAGTATGCGTCTTATTTACCTGAAGATGTATATGAGTCTGGAGTTCAAAAATTAGTAAGACAGTATTATGCTAATAATTACGACACACCTTTAAATTTTGATTACCAGTTTCAAAGAGAACCTTACAATAAAGAAATTATTTATAAAGACCCAACAACAAATGAATTTACATATATTAATCCACCTGGATTAGATATGGGTAATATAAAAGCTGTGGGCAGCCAACTTGTTCCTGAAATTGTGGGAGCTGTTGCAGGGTTAGCGAGTACTATGAACCCTGCTAGCAAAGTCACTGGTCCAATAGCTGGAGGAGTTGGAGGTTATACAATAGCTACTGGTGTAGCAGACACGTTAGATGCTGGACCTATAGGTAAAGGTATAATTCAAGGAACAGGAACTGCTGTAGGTGCTGTGACAGGTGCAGGTAAAGCAGCAGTAACACCCATAATAGCAGGAGAAACTGTAGCTGGTTTTATAGCTAGGTTTAACATCCTTAAAGATTTAGAAAAAAGAGGTTTATTAGACGAGACATACACAGCAGATAAAATTTATAAAACTGCTTTAAAAGATGCTGGTGTTACTTTATTGTTTGCATTGGGAGCTAACGCTATCGGCTCAGTTATTATGAAACAAGCAGGTAAAGGCGGATACTCTATTGATGGGTTTGATTACGATGAATTTGAGTCTGCTTTTAAGGATTTGAAATTAGCAGCAGAAGGTGACGAAGCAGCACAAAAAGTTTTAACTACCGCAACTGTACCAGAAATTATGGAAGCTGGTAATGTTGGTTCTATTATTACTAGAGAAGGCTATCAAGGTGAAATTTTAGATGCAGCGTCTCAAGGTGGGAAACAAGCTCAATTAGTAAAAGGTAGATTAGATGAAGCCAGACGTGCAAGAGAAGAAGGTTTAGACGTTCAACTAGAAAGTGCAGGTGAAAGTATACCTACTAAAACAGGCACAGTACAAGAAAATTTAAAAGAATTAGAAGGCAGTGATATTGTTCTCCGAAGAGAACAAATGGGAAAAGAGATGAAGGGCGAGTTTGACAGCTCTGTTGACCCTAGAGTTTTAGAAATTGAAAAACAAATAGAGAACACAAGAGGAAACTTTAGCGATCAATTAAACTTACTTAGCGACCCAGAAATAGAACCAGAGTATGCTCTTAAATACATACGAGATACTTTAGAAGAAGTTCGTAAAGCAGCAGGAAAGTCAAAAGGCGATAAAACAATTGACCCTTATGGTAGTTTTAAAGTCAAATTGAACAAGATGCTTGCGGATAACAAAAACAATGAAAAAGTTTTAGACAACATTCTAGATTTATCTAACACAGGTAATAGAAAATTCTTTCAAGAATTATTAGACGACGGTCAGTTTCCTGAAGCTCGAAATTATTTAAAAAATGCTTTACTTAATAAATATAAAAACACCATGGGTAGAGATGAGGCAGGAAACTTAATGCCTTTAAGTGTTAAAAAACATGATGATTTTATTAATGCAAATAAAAATTCAATAGACGATTTACTTACTAAAGAGGAAATAACCTCCCTTACCGATGCTCGTCGTTGGGGCGAACAACTTGCAAGACAAGAAAAAAACTACAATAAAATTATCGATGATTTAAGAAAAGAACCATGGGGAGCAAGGGCTGACAAAGACCCAGAGTTTATTTTCAATGAAACTTGGACAAAACAAAAAAGTGGTATCACTAGAACTAGAAAAGTTAAAGAAATTATAGGAGACAATCAACAATTATCAGATGAGTATAGATTACAAATCTTAAAAGATATGAAAGATCAAACTACAAATTTTGATGGTGCTAAACTTGTTAAATACGCTGATGAATACGGAGCTATGTTAGATGAATGGTTTCCTAAAAATTTTTCTAAAAACTTAAGAACGTATGGTAAATTAATCGATAGACTAGAAGTAGGACGAGGAATGAAAGATGCTCCTCCTTTTATGGTAGAGATTATGAAAAAACTAGCAAGGGTGTACATTGGGTTTTTTACTGCTCCTGGTAGGGCATTGAGTGCTGCTCAACAAGGTTTAGGAGTATACTCAAATAGAAAATTAGTGGAAGTATTAATGGATCCACAAAAACTATTAGATGAAAAAGCAGCACGTAACTTTTTACAATCTCCTGGAGCACGAGCTTTTCTCCGTGGTGTAGGTAGAGAATATGGTAGAAGCACAGAAAGTGTTTCTGGGTATACAGATAAAGACACAGGAAAAATACCAACTGCAGACGCCTTTACATTTGAAGACTACAACTCTCTGTTTAATATGGAAGATCTTGAACTTAATAGAGGCGGAGAATCGTTAATGGAGTTAAAATACTAACATGAGCGTATATGACAGAATCAGTAATTTAAACAGATTTGATGAAACCGAGTTTGTTGATCCTAGAAATCAAACAGCAACTCCACCTGTTATGCCACAACAACAAATTAATTTAGGTGGTGGTTTAGGTGGTTTTAGTATTCCTCAAATAACTTTAGATAATATATTAGCCAATATGCCACAAGGTATATTTGGTTATCAACCACCAGTTATAGAGCCAGAAGTAGAAACTGTTGAAACTGTTGAAACTGGTTTAGAAGATACAGGCGTTTCTCAGGAAGTAGTAGAAGATGTTGAAGATACTACATCTGATTATGATTTATCTGATTATATGTTGGTAGTAGGAGATCCTACTAATCCTGGACCAGGAGTAGTAGTAAGAGATCCCGAAACAGGTGAATTTCCTCCAGGATATGAGCAAGGTAATGTTGAGGGTCCAGCAGGAACTATTCCACCAACAACTTATACACCCTCACCTACACCTCCTCCGCCTTCAGTTTTTTCCGAACCTAGCCCAACAATCGTGGACAGTGGTATAACTACTGCTACACCTGTAGTTGACGATAGAAATTTAATTACTCCTAATGTAGAAGTACCTGAAGGCAGTATGACTGGTTTAGGTAGCTACTTTACAGCTCCACAAATTGACCAAATAGTTGACCCTGGATATAGCAGACCAGCTACTACAGACATGGATAAACTATTAGAAATGCAAAGGCAAACCTACGGTAATTTTTTATATGCACCGACACCTGCTCCTGCTCCTGCTCCTAGCCCAGACACAGGCACAGCTCCATCAGAAGGGGACGGTGGTTCAGGGTACGCAGGAGATGTTTATAATCCAGGTATAACTAATCCTGTTAGCAACCCTATCACAGATATTTATACTAACCCAACAGGAATACAGTTTAATGATATTCAAAATCAAATGAGTATGAATCCTTATAGTTTTGACAACATAGGTAATTACTACACTGCTTATAACCCAGCACAAGAAATGCAACAAGGAATATTAAATAGTATTTATAATAGAGGTTATGGTTCTATGGACTTTCCTGTATTTAGTGGTATTACTAGTTTAGTGCCTAGTGATACTAGGAATACTATCGGTCGTTAAATTATTTCAACCAATCAGTAAACGTTTCTTCGCCTAATACTAGGTTAGCTATAGACTGTTTTCTACGTAACGCCTTCACTATCTTTTCGTCTACTGTCCGTTCACAAACTATATCTATGTAAGTAACTTTATTAACTTGACCAATACGATGAGCACGGTCTTCTGATTGTAAACGTTTTTCTAAGTCATAGTTGTTACTATAATAGATAACAGTACTGGCAGCAGTGAGTGTTATTCCATACCCACCTGTTTGAGTATTACCCACAAAAAATCTTAGAGGACTATTTGGGTCTTGAAACTCATCAATTACCCTTTCACGTTCAGTTTGTTCAACGCCACCGTAATAAGTTCCTACTGAATTTCTACCATAAATATCAATTAAGGTCTTTTCTATTTTTTGTATGTCATATCTATAATTAGCCCAAATAATGACTTTTCCGTCAGTTTCTTCTAATATAGAGAGCAATTCTGGGAGTCTTTGAGAAGTTATTTCGGTAGTAACTCCGTCATCAGTCACTGTGAATCCGCATGAAATTTGGTGTAAACGTATGATTTGCGTTATAACGTTTTTAATAGTAACGGTCTTAGAATTCTTTAATAAAGTAACAGCAAAACGTTGTAATTCTTTATACGCTTTCTGTTGTTCTTTTGTCATTTCTATAGTTCGTTTAATATAAACTTTTTCAGGTAAGTCTAAACAATCTTTTTTCAAAACTCTGTGGCTAAACTTAGTAAGTAACTCATTTAATTCATCCATGTTTTTATAACCTGTGACAAATTTAAAAGTTCTACCTTGACCACTCTTTTCTACCATGTCTGCGTAACGTGCACGGAAACTATAGTAACTACTAAAGCCCAATAATGCAGGGTTTAAAAACATACACTGACTATATAAATCTAGAGGGCTTTTAGTAACAGGTGAGCCAGTAAGTATTCTTCTATAATAAGCGTACTTACCTAATCGTACACAGTTCGCTGTCCGTTTAGCGTCTTGATTTTTTATAGTGGTACTTTCATCAATAATAAAAATTGACTTACTGAGCTGTAAAAACTTATTAGCAAACTCAACGCCTTTCTTAGTGCTAAAAGCCTCTATGTTCATAACTAATATTTTTAAATTGAAGTCAGAAGAATAAATTACTTTTAATTCTTTTTGAAAAGATTTAGTGTGGTTACTTTGCCACTTCACTATGTCATAAGGTACGTGGTCAGGTAAGTGTGTTGGTATTTCTTTACTTACCCAATTATCATATACACCTTTAGGTGCGACTATAAGTGCATTATATATCTTGCCTTGGCTATATAAGTAAGCAACATTATCCAGTATAACTTTCGACTTACCGCAACCCATCTCCATAAATAAAGCATACTCGTCTTTATCGTGTGATACTTCTAATGCTTCTAGCTGATGGTCGTATGGTTTAGTCTTAAATTTAAAATCTTTCACTATCTTAGTCTCTTTACAAATAAGGGTAGTCCCTACTTATACGTAATAATAAGGTACTTCAGTACGAAATAAAAGGCTATTGTATGTTTTATGCTAATAGCGACGTAATACGTTCAGCCAATACGTTACTAGCCCTTATATAATAAGCGTTTAAAAAAATTCTATTACAGCTATTAGCTAAACACAAATGTTTTTGGATTTTTAAAACAAAAATTATTTTTTACCTATATAGCACATAGGGTTTTATTTTTTAGTAGAATAGGTTTATAATTTTTTATAGGGTAGCTTAACTTAGTGTTAAGGTTATTCATATGTAATCTCCTTTCATGGCTATCTACTTACCCTTAATTTGTAGGTAGCCGTGATTTTAAGATAAAAAGAGACAAGATGGCAGTATACGTAGTACAAAAACCAGATAGTAAAAAGAACATACTTTCCGCTTCACAGTTTGGTGACTTTGAATTTATATTGGATAGAACTCCAGATATGATATTCAGCCCTGTTCCGACTGTAGCTAAAATACGTAAGAAACTAATTGACTTCAATGATGACGACTACCTTTTATTAATTGGCGATCCCGCAGTTATAGGTGTATGTGTACATTACGCTTTACAAAATAATAGAGGTAGGGCTAACTTACTTAAATGGGATAACCGTGAATACAAATACTTTAACATTGAGGTAAATACAAATGTTTGAACCAGAAGATAAACCAATGGGCGACGCTTCCCTTAAAGCGTTATCTGATAAATGTAAAATTTTAGAAAATTTAATGGACAGTATATCAGACGTTGAAGAAAACTTAGGTAAATTAAAGGCTAAGTATAGAGAAATAAGCGAGGTAGACATACCGAGTATGCTTAGTGAGTTAGGGCTTAGTGAAATTACACTAGCTAATGGTAATAAAATAAGTACCACTAGCTACTATTCAGCACGTATAAGTGAAGACAAACGTGATGAAGCTTTTCAATGGCTTAATGATAATGGCTTTGCTGATATTATTAAAAATACTGTTTCTGTAAGTTTTGGTAGAGAAGAAGACGACTCTGCTAAAAAGCTCGTAGATAGCTTAGAGGATAATGGGTACGCTACCGCTCAAAAAAAGTGGGTAGAACCTATGACACTCAAGGCTTTTGTACGGGAACAAGTGGAAAAGGGTTCCGACCTGCCCTTAGAAACTTTTAATGTTTATATAGGTCAAAAAACAAGGATAATTAAAAAATGACACAAGAAAAAAGTGAAATAAGTGAAAAGAAAAAAACTGAACTAGCTGTGCCGTCCGCCTTTATGGAAGACGCTAACAGTGGTTTAGAAAATATAACCTCTGATGACCTTACCATACCTCGTTTAAAAATACTTCAAGCGTTAAGCCCAGAAGTAAACAAGCGTGACGGTAAGTATGTTGAAGGTGCCGATGCTGGTGACGCAATTAATACTGTTACTAGTAAGCTCTATAACGATGAAAACCCTCTGGTAGTTTTACCTGTGAGTTATAAACGTTTGTTTTTAGAGTGGCAACCTAGAGACTCTGGTGGTGGTTTAGTTACGTCGCATGATGACCAATCTATCCTTAGTAAAACTACTAAGAACGATAGGGGTCAGGATGTACTTGAAAACGGTAACTATATACAAACCTCAGCTAACCATTTTGTTATTGTATTAAATAGCGACGGTAGCTTTGACCAAGCAGTTATTCCTATGGCTGGTACACAGCTTAAAAAGTCACGTACTTGGAACTCTGTTATGGCTAGTTTAAAACTACGATCAGGTGATAAGGTGTTTACCCCACCTAGCTTTAGTCACAGGTATAGTATGAAAACGGTACAAGAGTCCAATGACCGTGGCACTTGGTTCGGTTGGAATATTACTAACCTTGGACCAATTAGTGAAGAAGATATGTTTTTCTACGAAGCAGCAAAAGACTTTGCTTCATCTGTAGGAGAAGTTAGTATGTCAAGTAACAGTGGTGAAGCCTCAACTGAGGATGCACCGTTTTAACTCTTGGGGGCTTTATGCCCCCTTCTTTTACAGGAGATTGTATTGGAACTTGCCCAACAGTTTAGTCAAATTTTTGAAGGCTCTAAACGTGCACATGGCATATTTGATATCAATGATTATAATAATGGTCAAAAGCAACAAGGTGTTGCTCGCACTATAAAGACCGTAGGTGCCACCCTACAAAACTGGACAGATCATTTAGAAGGTAAAACTGGCATAGGTATCATACCTATTAATGAAAATAATTTAGTTAAATGGGGAGTTATTGATATTGATACATACTCTCTTGACTTACCTAAACTAGTACAAAAAATAGAAGATTTTAAATTACCACTTATAGTATGTAGAAGTAAAAGTGGTGGAGCCCACGTATTTTGCTTTACCGATGATTGGGTACAAGCTGGGGATATGCAGGATAAACTAAGAGAGTTGGCTGCAGGTTTAGGTTACGGTGGTGTAGAAATATTTCCTAAACAACGTGAGGTACTTGTAGACCGTGGAGATATAGGTAGTTGGTTAAATATGCCTTACTTTGAAGGTAGTACTTCAGTAAGATATGCGTTAAGTGTAAAAGGTGAAGCACTTACCCCAGAAGAGTTTATAGCTTTTGTACAAAAACGTAGAGTAAGTCTTGACGTATTAAATGCTTTATCTGTACCAGAAATAGAGGAATTAAAAGGTGGTCCTCCGTGTTTAAAAACACTACTCAAACAAGGTTTCCCTGAAGGTACTCGTAATAATGGTTTATTTAATGTAGGTGTATATTTAAAACAAGCTACACCTGATAAATGGGAAACTGAAATAGAGGACTATAATAGAAAATTTGTTACTCCTCCTCTCCCTGCTCAAGAAGTACTTACTTTAATAAGTACGTTAAAGAAAAAAGATTATAACTATAAGTGTAGTGATGAGCCTATACGGTCTTACTGTGATGTACAAAAGTGTCGTACTTGTAAGTTTGGCGTAGGAAAAGGTAATACTGCTCCTACATTTTCTAGTCTTGCTAAACTAGATACTAAACCACCTTTATGGTTTTTATCTATTGATGATAAACGTTTAGAACTTACTACTGAACAACTACAAAATCAAACTAAGTTTCAACGTGCCTGTATGGATGTTATAAATCTTATGCCACCTAAAACTAATGAACGTGCTTGGCAGGCACAAATACAAAGTTTAATGGATAGTGGTATGGAAATTATAGAGGTAAGTAATGACGTGTCATTAGACGGTCAGTTTAAAGATTTACTAGAATCGTTTTGTACCGACCTAGCCCAAGCTAGTACACGTGAAGAAGTTTTACTAGGTAAACCCTATACAGAAAATGGTAACACCCACTTTAGAATTAAAGATTTACGTGAGTACCTAGTTAAACATAGATTCACTGAGCTAGACACTAATAAAATAGCCAGTAAATTACGAGACCTAAAGGCTAAACATACGTTCTGGAACCTAAAAGGTAGGGGAACTAATGTTTGGTACATACCTGAGATTGACTATAAAGATGAAACACTTGACGGTCATGACTTCACAGGGGATATGATGTGACTTGGAACGTTGTCCTTGGACCACCTGGAACTGGTAAAACTACCTTCTTACTAAAAACTGTAGAAGAGTTGTTCAAAAAAGGTATAAAACCTTATGAGTTAGCATATCTTGCTTTTACTAAAAAGGCAGCAACGGAAGCTCTACAAAGAGCTGTAGAAAAGTTTGAATATGAACCTGATCAATTAGTTTATTTTAGAACGATACATTCACTTTGTTATTTCTGGCAAGGGTTAAGTAAATCTGATGTGTTAGATAGAAAAGATTTAAGAGCGTTTAGTCAAACTGTAGGGGAAAAAATAAGTTCAGCATGGGATGGTGAAAACTTAATGGCGTTAAATTCTAAGGGTGATCAAATGTTATTCTTAGAAAATATGGCACGTAACAAAGGTGAACCTTATCAGCTAACTTGGAATAAAGCCAACACCGATATATCTTGGATACATTTTGATTGGTTTTGTAAAAACTATAACCAGTATAAAGCGTTAAATTACTTAATGGATTTTACAGATATGTTAACAGGCTTCTTAGAGTTTGAAACTAGACCACCTTTAAAAGCACTTATTGTTGATGAAGCTCAAGATTTATCGGCACTACAATGGAAGTGTGTACATAAATTAGCTCAAGATGTTGACCATGTTTATATAGCTGGGGACGATGACCAAGCTATCTATAAGTGGGCAGGTGCTGACCCTGATCATTTTATAAACTTAACTGGTAAAGAAATATATTTAGAGCAAAGTTATCGTGTGCCTAGAAAGGTTCACGACGTAGCATTAAACATAGTAAAAAGAATACGCAATCGTAGACATAAAACTTGGATACCTAGAGAGGAAGAAGGAAGCGTTACCTATCATACTAACTTTGAACATATAAATATTTCTGACGGTGATTGGTTATTCTTAGCTAGAAATAATTACTTATTGAATAACGTAGAAAAACATTTACGTACTAATGGGTACTTTTTTACCAAAAATAATAGAGCATCTGTAAGTGAAAACTTATTGACCGCCATTAAGGATTGGGAACTTTTACGTAAAGGTGAAAGCATAGAAGCGAATAGAATCAAAAAAATATATGGTCACATGAAAGCAGGTAAAGGAGTTCGTACTGGCTATAAAACCATGAAACAAGCCTCTCCTGATCTAACGCTTAATATTAATCAGCTTAAAAAAGATTATGGTTTAATGGTAGATGGTATATGGCATCAAGCTTTTGATTTAATAGGTGATGCTCAACGTGAGTATATTATTTCTGGTTTACGTAAGGGTGAGAAAGTAAATTCTTCAAGAATTAAATTGAACACTATACACGCTACTAAAGGTGGTGAGTGTCAAAATGTAGTGTTATTGACTGACGTAGCCAATAAAACTTATGAGGAATTATATAGAAGCCCAGATAATGAGTGTCGTGCTTTTTATGTGGGTGTAACTAGGACTAAAGAAAATTTACATATAGTGCAAGGTAAAACTAGAAAAGAGTTTAAAGTTATGATATAACTTTACTTCTACTTTACAAGTAAAGTAAAATAAACTATTACGGAGATAAATACTATGAATATATTTTATACATACAACGACCCAGTACTTGCTGCTCAGTCTTTACCTGATAAACTTGTAGTCAAAATGCCTTTAGAATCAGCTCAAATGCTTTGCACTACTCAACGCTACTATTTTCACAGTAGCTATTGTGACCAGTTAGAAATTTATAAAACAGCCTACTTAAACCACCCTTGTACTATATGGGCTAGGGAAAGTTTAGAAAACTATGAATGGCTTTATAAACATTTTGTAGCTTTATGTGACGAGTACACGTATCGCTACGGTAAAGTGCACGCTAGTGATACTAAACTAAGGCGTACCTTATCGTACATACCTGCCTCTATGCCTAGCTTAGGACTTACCCCTATAGCTCAAGCTATGCCTGATCAGTACAAAAACGCTGACCCTGTCGTGGCGTATCGTAACTACTTAATTAATGAAAAGCACTATGCTGCTTGGAATAAAACTAGACCTAAACCTAACTGGTGGAACACTAGTTGGCAAGTTGAGGAGTGTGCATGAGTATTAATTTTAATTACACAGAAACTAGTTTAGAAAGATTTTTTGGCTATCTTAATGAGCGTCATATTATGTACCTTAGAAGGAAAAACGGTGTAGCTTATCCGTGGACAGAAGACCCTATACTTACAGAGTATAGTTTTTGTAACGTCTACCGTGAGTTAGATAGAGTCACTGAGTGGATAAGAGTTAACTGGCGTGAACCTTATGCTGACCATAAAAACTTACCTTTTGCTATGGCTGTAGCTAGGCAAATAAATTGGCCAGATACTCTAGAGGAAATAGGGTTTCCTGAAACTTGGGAACCTGAAAAGGTAAAAGCCATTATGCAAGCTAGAAAAGATAGAGGCGATAAGGTATATACTGGTGCATATATGTTGACTGGTACTTTAGGTGGTACAAAAATAGAGCAAACTGTTGATAAAATACTCACCCCTTTAAAAAAGTTTCACCCACCTATGATAACTTGGTCTCTAGAAGATACTTGGAAAGGTTATTTACAAAAAGCAGGGTTTAGTGGTTTTATGGCTTATGAAGTAGTTACTGATCTACGCCACACTAAATATTTAAATAAAGCTGAAGACATTATGACGTGGGCTAATCCTGGTCCTGGGGCACAGCGTGGGCTTAACCGAATAAAAAATAGAGAGTTGAATCAGACTGTAAAAAACCAGATACTTAATTTTGAGATGCAACAATTACTAGACCTTTCACCTAACTATTTACAAGGACATATGGAACCTTTAGAAATGAGAGACATAGAACATTGTCTTTGTGAGTTTGATAAATACGAAAGGGTACGTTTAGGTCAAGGTCGACCACGTGCTAAATATAAACCAAAACCTGAGGAGGTTAACCTATGAAAATATTTATTCCAACCAGAGGCAGGGCTGACGATCAAGTGACCTTGTCCCATTTTCCTGAGGACTTACGTAAACAAGTTACGTTAGTTGTCAATGAATATGAAAAAGATTTATACGATAAATATGATTGTCAAATTATGGCTTGTCCTGAGTCCGTTGTCCACGATATAGCTAGTAAACGTAAGTATATTTGTGAAAACGCAGGTGGTGGTAAGATAGTTATGTTAGACGATGACTTACGTTTTTATATTCGTAAGTCTACTAACGACTGGCACCTTAGATATATAGAGCCTGATGAGTTTCACGCTTTATTTGGTTTATTAGATAAATGGCTTGACGACTATGCCCACTGTGGTGTAAGTGCTAGGGAAGGTAACAATCGCGTTGAACATTTATCTGCTGAAACTACTAGGTATATGCGTGTACTAGCATACAATCTTGATATGTTTAAAGGTAAAGGCATTGAGTTATTCAGAACTAAAGTTATGAGTGACTTTGATATGAACTTACAATTATTAAGCAAAGGATTACCTAATAAAGTCAGCTACTATTATGCTCAAGGTCATGGCAGTAGTAATGCTCCTGGTGGCTGTAGTGAATGGCGTAACGTTCAAATGCAGTCAGAGGGTGCAGAAATTTTAAAATCTCATCACCCTGATGTGGTTAGGGTAGTAGAAAGGGAAACTAAGACAGCTTGGGGTGCAGGAAAAGAAGGCACGGTTATACGTAAAGACGTCAACATACAATGGAAAAAAGCATTAAAACTAGGAGCACAAAATGGCGAATTATTCTGATATCCTAAATGGATATAAGTCGGAACTTAAAGGTAAACGGGATTCTGTAACAGTTAATCTAAGTGTACTACTTGATAACCCTACCAGTATACCAGAACACGTAGATATTGTAGTAGAGGTAGATAAGCTAATAGAAAAGTTAGCTACCATACAAGAAAAAATAGAAATGGTAGATTTTGTTTTAAAATTCAAGGATAGTCAATGATAGTATTAAATTGTAGAAACGTTAACGATGGCTTTGTTAAAGCTATGGATCTTATTGGTCAAAATAAACAATACACTTTTCCTAGTAGGGCTGGCGAAGTTATAGAAGTACCTGAGCCTGTAGCGACAGTGTATCGTAATTCAAAAGAAAGAGTTTTATTTGAAGACGCACGTAATGCTAATCCCTTCTTCCACTTAATAGAAAGTTTATGGATGTTAGGTGGCTGTAATGACCTAGAGTATATAGAGTATTACAATAAACGCATGAGTCAGTTTAGTGATGACGGTGAAACACTACAAGGTTCTTATGGCTTTAGGTGGCGTGAGCATTTTGGTGGTGATCAGTTAGGCGTAATTATAGAAAGGTTACGTAATGACCCTACTGATAGAAGATGTGTACTTCAAATGTGGGATCCGTATGTTGATTTTAACACTGAAAGTGTAGACGTTCCTTGTAACACAGCTATTTATTTTAAAGTGCGTGACGGTAAGTTAGACATGACCGTTAGTAATAGGTCTAATGATGTTATATGGGGAGCATTTGGTGCTAACGTTGTACATATGTCTATACTTCAAGAATATATGGCATACGGTATAGGTGTAGAGATAGGCACATACACCCAAGTTAGTGATAGCCTACACGCTTACACAGATTTATTTTATGATATGTATAATCAAATGGAGGCAGAAGATGCTTTTGACTTTTATAGTCAAATGAGCTTAAGAAACCCCTACGATAATAAAGCTATTAATTCGTTCCCACTTATTAGCACAGATATCATGACTTGGGAACAAGACTTAACATGGTTTTTATGCCGTGCACCTATGTCGTCTGTAGATTTTGCTGACCCTTTCTTTAGTGAGGTGGCAGTTCCATTACAAGATGCTTGGTATTTATACAAGAGCGAAGAATATGATGAAGCGTTAATTGAAGTACAGTCTTGCCTAGCTAGTGACTGGGGTACTGCTGCTTATAATTGGCTAAATAAATCTATAAGTAACAAAGGAAAGTAAATGAGTAATATTACACAGTGGTCGTATAGCCGACTGAAAATGTATGAGGCGTGCCCTAAGAAAGCAGAATATGCTTTTATACAACGTATAAAAGAACCTGGCAATAAAGCTATGGATCGTGGTAAAGATATCCATAAAATGTGTGAGGAATATATACGTGGGCGTTATGATGAAACCCCTTCACAACTTAGTGAATTTAAAGAAGCTTTTGATTTATTAAAAGACTTACACCTTAAAGGTCATGTACTTTGTGAAGGTGACTGGGCTTTTGATAAAGAGTGGCAGTCTACTGGTTGGTTTGATGAAGACACTTGGGGTAGGGCTAAAGTAGATGCATTTGTTCATATTGAAGGTGATAAAAACGCTAGAGTAATAGATTTTAAAACAGGTAGGTATGAGGGTAATCAAGAAGGTCACAGAGAACAATGTGAGCTTTATGCCAGCATAGTATTTGAAAGGTTACCAGAGTTAGAAACTATAACTACTGAGTTGTGGTATCTTGACCATGGTAAGCTAGACCGTTATGAGTACGACAAACCTACTGTGGACGGTAAGCGTGAACGTTTAAATGATAGGGCTGTAGACATGACCACTGCTACTGAGTTCCCTGCTAAACCTTCACAATTTAAATGTAAGTGGTGTTATTATGGTAAACAAAATATTTGCCCTAATAGAATTTAATAGGAGATTATATGCCTGCAGATTTTGATAAGATAGAAAAGTTAGCTCAACGTGATATAGCACAGCTAAAACACGCTGAAAAAAGTTATGGTGATAGTTGGCGTAAGCGTGGTGGCGTTGGTGCGTTTATGATGTTAGCACGTAAGTTTGACCGTATAGAAAACCAATCAATGAAAAACCATTGGGACGTATTTGGTGCCATACTAGATGACCCTAGTAATGCTGGCATACTAGATGATATACGTGATTTACGTTGTTACCTTTATTTAGTAGAGGCTTATGCTTCTAGCTTAGAAATACACCCACCCAGTGCAGAGTAGTTTATTTATGCCTGAGACGGACTGGGTTCCCCCTAGTAGTTTACCAGACCTATCTAATTATAGTGAGGTAGCTATTGACTTAGAGACTTATGATCCGTTACTCATGTCTCACGGACCGTCTTGGGCGTTTGAAAATAAAGGTCATGTAACTGGTATAGCTGTAGCTACTAAAGACTTTCAAATTTATCTACCTATACAACACGTTGGTGGTGGTAATTTAGATAAGCGTGTGGTTATAAACTGGATGAATAAACAGTTTAGCTATAACAATGACAAAGTTTTTCATAACTCTTTATACGACTTAGGTTGGTTAAGGCGTTTAGGTGTCAAGGTAAATGGAACTATACACGATACTATGTTTGCTGCACCGTTAATTAATGAAAATCAATATGGGTATTCTTTAAATAAGTTAGGTGAAAGATACGTGGGTGAACTTAAAGATGAAAGTCTGTTAGAAGATGCAGCAAAAGCCTACGGTCTTAATCCTAAAAGCGAAATGTATAAACTACCAGCTAAGTATGTTGGACCATATGCCGAACAAGACGCAGGGCTAACTCTAAAACTTTGGGGTATATTAAAAGACCTTTTAGTTAAAGAAAACGTTATGAAAATATATGAGTTAGAAACTGCTTTAATTCCTTTATTGCTAGATATGCGTTGGAAAGGTGTACGTGTAGATTTAGAAAAAGCTGAAAAAATTAATAAGAAATTAACTAACGAAGAAAACAAAATACTAGAAGGTATTTATAAAGAATATGGTGTAGCTCCAGACTTATGGGCAGCAGCATCAGTGGCTACTGTATTTGATAGAGCTGGGCTTAGTTATCCTAGAACAGAAAAAACTAACGCTCCTAGTTTTACCTCAGCTTGGCTTGAAGGACATGAGCACAAACTAGCTAAAGATATAGCCAGAGCTAGACAATTAAATAAAGCTAGAACCACCTTTATAGATAACATGATATTAGACCATAATGTTAAAGGTAGAATACATGGGGAATTACATCCTTTACGTAGTGACCGTGGTGGTACAGTAACTGGTAGGTTCAGTAGTAGTAAGCCAAACCTGCAACAAGTGCCAGCTAGGCACGATGAAATAGGACCTCTTATCAGGAGTATATTTATTCCCGAGGAAGGTATGCACTGGGGAGCTTTTGACTACTCTCAACAGGAACCTAGACTTACCGTACACTATGCCCATAAAACTCAACAAGAAGGTTCAGACGACGCAGTAGATGCCTACCGTAATAAAGACGCAGACTTTCATCAAGTAGTAGCAGATATGGCTAACATAAGTCGTAAAGAAGCTAAGATTATTAATCTAGGTTTAAGTTATGGCATGGGTAAAGATAAACTTATTCGTCAGTTAGATATTTCACCGCAGGAAGCTGAAATATTATTCGATACTTTTCATAGCCGTGTACCTTTTATTAAAGGGTTGCGTGATCAATGTGCTAGGTTGGGTAGTAACCGTGGATTTATAACTACTGTGCTAGGGCGTAAGTGTAGGTTTAATTTATACGAACCTAGATACGAGTTTGGAAGTACACCTTTACCGTTCTCAGATGCATTAGATAAATATGGTCAGGACATTAAGCGTTCCTTTACCTATAAAGCTATGAATAGGCTTATACAAGGCTCTGCTGCTGACATGACTAAAAAGGCTATGGTAGAGTTATATAAGGAAGGCATACTAGCCCACACACAAGTACACGACGAGTTAGATATATCTGTCGACTCTAAAGAAACTTGTGAAAAAATTATGCAAATTATGGCTGATTGTGTACCCCTAGTTGTACCTAATAAAGTTGATGCTGAAATAGGTCAAAGCTGGGGTGAAGCAACTATTAACTTCAAGGAGTATTTTAATGTCACGTAGAGATAAACAAAGAGCTAAGTATTTTGAAATTTTTATGATAACGCTCAATACTAATATGACACTTGAAGAAATAGGTGTCAGGTTTAAAATCACCAAACAAAGAGTATGGCAAATCGTTAGGTTTAATCACATAGGGGCAGGAGATTATTATCGAGGATACGATGCATATACTGACTTTAGTAATGCTTTACTAAATGATACGAGCCTTAGTAAACTAGAACGTAAGAACATGATGAGAAACTGGCTAAGAGAACATGACGTTAGACTCATCAGGAGTAGAAATGACACAAAAATTATTGCATGAAACTAGCAGTCTTCATGATTCCCCTTGTATTGGCATGTGTACTGTTACTCAGTGGGGTACACGTACCTGTAAAGGATGTGGTAGGACTGCCACAGAAATTAGGGACTGGAACACTTTTACGGAAGTCGAAAAGAAACTGATCGTTGTCCGTTGTTGGGAAGACTACTTACCTCGGCAAAAAAGAGAGTGTGTAAAAAAGTATAAGAATATTTAGATGTTCCTTTTATCGGTAGCTAATCTAAGTTAAGTTATACGTACCTATTAAATAACTTAATAGGCATTTAAGATAGGAGAAACTTATGGCTCATAATATTGAGACTATGGCTTACGCTGGGGAAGTACCTTGGCATGGGCTTGGTGTACAAGTTGACGGCAACTTAACACCTAACGAGATGCTTCAACAAGCTGGACTTGACTGGACAGTGAGTAAGCGTAATATATTCACATATAATAACGCAGTTAGCGATAAAGCTGACGACCTTATTATGTCTGATGATTACTACATGCTTGTGCGTGATAGTGATAACAACATACTTGGACCGTGTGGACCAAGGTTTATACCAACGCAAAACCAGGAGGCTTTTACTTTCTTTAAAAAGTTTACAGACGCTGGTAATATGAATATGCATACTGCAGGTTCATTACGCAATGGTAAACAAATATGGGGGTTAGCTGAAATTAATGACGGCTTTACCCTGCCAGGCGATGATAGGATAGAGGGCTACTTATTAGTGTCCGTGTCCCATGAGTGGGGTAAGTCTAATGAAATTAGGTTTACACCAGTACGTGTAGTTTGTAATAATACTTTATCAATGGCTCTAGCTGATAAGTCACAACCTGCGTTTAAAATGCCTCACACTAAAGTATTTGACAGTCAGTTAATAACTACTGCAGAAGAAGCGTTAGGGTTAGCGAGTGTTAGACTTGACGAGTATCAAAAAAGTGCTGAGTTTTTAAGCAGTAAAAAGTATAACGAAAATAAAGTTGTTAGTTATATAGCTGACTTATTACAGCCTAAACTAGCTTTACAAGAAAAAATAATTGTAGAGAATAGTAAAAATATTGATACTGCTTTAGCTGAGTCTAAACTTAGAACGCTTGAAGAGTTTCAACGTACTCCTCATAAAGTTTATGAGGCTCTTGAGCAGCAACCTGGAGCTGACCTTAAAAGCTCTAAGGGTACGTGGTGGGGTGCTGTTAACGCAGTAACTTACGTGGTTGACCATAAGTGGGGTCACGACCGTGACGCATCAATGCATAACGCTTGGTTCGGTGCTCGTGCTTCACTTAAAAACCGTGCTATGACTAAAGCTATAGAGTATGCCGAAGCAGCATAACTCTATAGAGTTTTTATGTTTCACCACCCCTGATTATTCAAGGGTGGTGAAAGTTGATATGGCAGAACTACATACTATTGTACAGGGTTACCAACGTATTGGTGACCCTGCTTTTATGTCACATCAAAATACAATTATACCAGAATCAAAAGCTCTTGAGATTTATAATAAATTTGCTAAACGTAAACTCAAGAATTTTAAAAATAAAAAAGATTGTCAAATTAAACTTTGGAATCTTTTTAATAAAATGGCTGTTAAGCCAGAGGAGAGTGACATGAGTAGAAGCAAGGTTTTTAAAGTTGACCGTAGCAAACCTAAACCAGACCCACTGTGTAAAGTTATAAGTGCTCGTGACCCTTACGACACAAGTCAAAAACTTACTCGTACCAATAAGATGCCTATGGCTTCTAAAAATATAGAACGCATGAAACAATATGAAAACATTAAAACTATTCAAGACGTACTTGATAAAGGTGTTCTTGATATACGTGCTATCAAATATGATATTAAGTTAGGTTATGTCACGAAAGGCTAGTCGTTACGAATTGCTTTGGGAAATGGTTTACCATAACCCTAAAGAAGTTGAAGGTACACCTGCTAGAATTTTAGTAGAAGTTGACACTAATAACACTATTTCAAAATCTCCCGATTTTGATCAATGGGTAGAAGACAACCGAGATAAAATAGCTTTGGCTATCATCAAAACTATAAGGAATAAAACAGTTTCACGGTATAAATGTTTGCGTATTAAAGGCGTACCTTTTTATAAATCACTTTAATTTAGGGCTTACTGTGACGCGTTTTAAGGCGTTGCTTTTAAAAGGGTAGGGTAAGTATAGCGTAGGTAAATCAAACGCTCTAAAAGGCTCTAAATATATTGGGATTATACTATAACTTCTAAGTGAATACTTATATACTAAACTATAAATTTATTGGAGATATTTATGCAAGAAAATATTAACGAATTACCTGTTATAGAAACAGGTATTGAACTACCTAAACCAAACTATAAAGAAAAATGGAATTTTCATAGGTTAGAGGTTGGGCAAAGTTTTGCCATACCGTTTACGGATGAAAAAGAAGTAACAAGGTTGCGAACTTCGGCTTCGGCTCATGGTCAAAGGCACAGGGCTAAACTAACCACTCGTACAGTTTATGAAGAAGGCGTTAAGAAACTTAGAGTATGGAGAATTAAATGAGTAAAAAAGTAGAAGAAGACATAGGGGGATTTTTTTACAAAGACCCTCGTGTTATGAAATACTCAGACTTAGCAGAGGCTAACGAACACGCAACAAAAAACGATTATAACAGAGCGTTAAACATGGATAAGTTTTTTATGACTATCAAAAGGTTTGGGTATGACCCTAAAAAATTACTATATCCTGTGCTTCCTTTATGTGTACACGAACACGCTCAAGGCAACAAAGTTGATCCTCACATGAGAGTAAAAATTGTAGGACCGTTTGATGAAGAAACTGGTTTAGTGGTTCAAGGAATTTTAGATTGTTGTTTTGATGTTTTTGCTAGGCTACCTGTTTACGACCTAGAAAATCGTAAACTTATGAAAATGAATTAGGTTATAATAAATTATGTCTATAAAAATATTAGAAGAATACTGGAGGGATCAAGAGTACGCTACTCCCTTTGAAGTTTTAATGTTGGCTAAAGTCGATGAATCTTCAGAGAGCTACCTCAAACGTAGAGACGGACACATTATTTTAATGATAGCTTTTAAACATCTTAATGAAGAAAAAGAAATTAACACCTAAGCAAGAAAAGTTTGCACAGAACGTGGCTAAAGGTATGACTCAAAAAGATGCTGCCATTAAAGCAGGATACAGTGAAAAGAAAGCTATTAAAACAGGTTACGAATTAGCCAGTAAAAATAACCCTCACGTACAGGAAAAAATACAAGCACTTCAAGAAAAAGCCAGTAACAAAGTGGCTCTTGATTTAGCTACACATCTTACCGACCTAAAAGATATACGAGAGGGAGCTTTGCGTAACGGAGCATGGTCAGCAGCAGTCACTGCAGAAGTGGCTAGGGGTAAGGCAGCAGGACTGTACGTAAACCGTAGTGAACTGACCGTCAACCGTGTGGACGTTATGTCAAAAGAAGAAGTTTTAGAACGTATGAAACAACTCTATCATGATACAGGTGGCATACTGCCTACTGGTAAGGTGATAGAATTAGAGAAAGAAGAAACAGAAAATGTCGAATATTCATTACCTAAAGGGAGCACTTAAACACTTTAACCCTCAGTTTGACCACTGGGATGAACCTGTGGTTCGTAAAACTAATAACGGTATGGTCTATGGTAGACCTAGTCGTGGTTTTGGTGACGCACCATTTGAGTATGCTGGTAAGCATATGAATCCTGAACCGTGGACTCCTGAACTAGAGGCTATAAAAGATCAAGCTGAAAACTTAGCTAGTGCTATTTATTTAGATTCAATTAAATTTACCTTTTGTCTTTGTGGTTTGTATCCTGGAGAAGAAGGTATACCTCACCACAGTGATACTGTACCTACTCTTGATGATGTAGTTGTGTCTGTAAGTTTTGGTGCACCTAGAGTTTTTGCTTGGCGTACTTACCAAAACGCTATTAAACATCACACTAATACCAGCGATATTTTTTTCGAGGAAAATTTCTTAAACAAAGAAACGTTTTATATTTTAGAACACGGAGACGTACTTATATTCGACGGTCACAGTCAAATGAAAAGTACTCACGCTGTGCCTGATTTACCTTTAGCTGAAGAAAGAATTAATTTAACCTTTAGGTCAGGTCTATGAAAAAAACTGCGTATAAAAAATTTGATGAACTTATGAAGTCTGGTAGGCTACAAAAAGTTATCAAACTTGCGATAGGCAAAAATAAAAATGCCAAAAAACAAAAAAGAAGCTAAGCACGTTCAAGTTATGAAACTTTGCATCATGACTGATGAAGATGTATTTAATGACAAAACATCTATTGATGAAATGATGGAGATAGTAGCTGAGCACATTGAAAACAAAAAATTTTATTTTGAATTAATAAACCCAGCGAGGAAAAAAGATGCCTGAGTACAGTAAGTTAGCACCATACAGATTAAAGAATACTATGCTAGGTATTAATAGTAGTTGGTGTATAGACAAAACAACTATCGAATTAATCCAGGAAAGTGAGCCTACCATACAAGAATATGAAGACAAGTGGGCACAGGTTGATATCAAAAATATTGTACAAGAGTACGTAAAAGAAGAAGTAAAAGACGTTTACTCTATACCATTATTTACTGAAGAATTTTGTGCCATGATGCTTGATGAAATAAAAAATATGGAAGAAGTTTTTGGTTTTGATGTAAACCCAACTGAAGATAAACTGCGTCAAATACCAGAAATCACGCTTCATGATCGTTGTCCTGAGTTGTTTAATAATATGTGGAGCGTGATACTTAATTATATGAACCCTGTCTTTATGAGTATTTGGCAAAGGTACGTGGACCGTCCTGGCTCAATACAGTTAGCGAACTACAACTTAGCTGATAAGAATCAAGGTGCCTGGCATCATGATACGTCTGCAGATATTAGCGTTGTAGTTCCCTTAAATACTGGTGAATATGACGGTGGTGGTACAGAGTTTCATGGTAGGGGAATAGTAGATCCGCTTCCGTCTGGTCACGCTTTATTCTTTCCTAGTTTCAGTCACTTGCACCGTGGGCTACCAGTTAAAAGTGGTGATAGATACTTGCTCGTGTTCTGGTTATTAGGAGCATTTGAATAGTATAATGATGCTAACAAAAACCTTTTATCTTTTTTACATCTAAGGTTTAATAAAATTAGGTTAAGCGTAAGCCGAAAGTCGCCAAGAAGGAAAACGCTACTTTGTAAGAGGTGAAGAACCCATAAATGGCTAAGTGTGAAACTCAAGTCGCCAAAAAACGCAGTTTAACTTAGTGGTGCAGTATGGTAACGTCGACACGATTGCTTAATGAGGACCAAATAACTGCCACCAAATCCTCGCCACGCCTTTTATTTTTACAAAGGGCTTTATTATCTTTGCGATGTAAGGCTAAATAACCCTATAGGTAATTTTTAAAAACAAGGAATAATTATGAAACCACCACGTTTAAAACTAGTTAGCAATAACCCCAACCTGACTACATACTATGTACCCTTTACCTCTATACAGGTTGACTATTATCCAATAAAAGCTATCAGCCCTGAGCAAGCCATTATGAAGGCTAACGCAGGTGAATTTGAACGTTTAGAAAAACGTGTGTCGCTTATTGAAACTGCTAGTAATGTGGTTTATGACCACTTGAATATTGACCCTAGTGAGTCTTTTGCTAGAGATATAGATATATACGATATAAAAGAACAAAGCTATGACCAAGTACTTAACAGTTAATAATGAGTAAACTCTGTACTTGGTGCGGAGAGCCTATTAAACAACCTGAAGGTGCTGGTCGCCGTAGAAAATTTTGCTCAGATGAATGTTTAAAACAAAAGACTTATGCTGGCAATAGATCTGTTTTAGTAGAAAGTGGTATGGGAGGGTGTGGTCCTATAGGTCTTATAGAGGGGGAACATGTTAATACCTCTTGGGCAGGTTCTTACGAAGAATATTACGTTGACCCTGCTATACTCGCACAAGCTGAACTAAATGAAAGCAACTTCGCTTATGCTAATGAAATTCAGCGTTCTAAAAATAAAGGTATTCAGCTCCGTAGAGGTGGGAAAGGCTGGTCAAAACCTGTGTCGCCAAGAAACCTCAATCGTTTCGTGTAAAAAAACTTTCTGATCCAACTTTACTAAAACTCCGATCGTTTATACTATATATACTGGTATATTTATATACCCATTTATAGGAGAATGTATGGCTAATAAAACAGCTACCAAAAAGTCAATGCTAAGCAGTGCTAAGACTCAAACTGAAACTGCTAAAACAGAACCGAAAGTTAAATTCGGTAAATATAGCCCAGACGCTAAATTAAAAGCGACTGGGAAACGAGTAACAGCCGAGCACAATAATGAGCGTGTAAAAGCTGTCAGTGGTAAAACAATCAAAGAAGCTATAGCTACTGGGTTGTATACCATGAGTGGTATCAGATATGACATTGAAAAAGTCAAAACTCTTGAGATCGCTTAGTTTTGCTCAATGTAAAGTGGGGTTAAGTTTTACCCCACTTTACTTTACTTTCTTTTTGATCAGTTTTAAATTTAATTACTTAAATAAATACCTTAGGAGGTAGTATGAAAGAAGAAAATAATGGCTTACGAGCTATACTGATTGACCCTTTTAAAGAAAAGGTTCGTGTTGCGTACCCTGTCAGAGACGATTATATGGCGGAGTTAAAAAAGTGGATGGAAATATCAGCTATTGATATAGTCACCCTTGATAAAAATAATATGCTAGTCGTTGATGATGACGGTTTATGTAGAAACCCTAACCGATATTTTCATTGGGCTCCGACTAACTATAATTTTGCTGGTAAGGCAGTAATATTAGGTTATGACGAAGAAGGTGAAACAGTTGACTGTACTTATGTTGCTAGTGTAGTGGAAGACCAGCTAGTTAAGTGGATTCCAGAAGGCTATAGAGAAGAACCCTTCATGAAGTTTATACCTTTATCCTCATGACACAGTATAAAGATATAGTCAAAAAACGTAACGAAGAGTTAGTAGAGGAACGTGATATGAGTTCCGTTACAGCTATGACTCGTGTAATTAATAAAGCGAAAAACATTGATTACACTACGACCTACTATAAGAGTGGCAAACAAGTGCGTTCTTATAAGGATAAACGAAAAA